TCTTGTCTATTGCAATTTCAGTAAGTACTGAGGGGTCTGTTGAAAAACCAAAGTCGAGACCAAAGATTGTATCTTGATTGTCATCGAACTCTCCAATGCGCCAGTGAGTAAAGATAACTCCTTCAGCTCTATCTAACCAGCCACCTAATATCTGGTGCTTATATTTATCTGGTCGTCTAGTTCTCATATCCTCCACTTGCGCCACAAATGATTCAGACAAATGCATCCTGTTATCTAAGTATGTAGTGTGTACATAATTCACATTCTCATTCTCTCCGTTGTGACCATCTGGAATACCTCTGTTCTGAAAGAACCTTTGATATATCCAGTGTTCTTTTGTAGTGGGGTTTAGAATTAAGATACATCTGTTCTGTATTCCCATAGCTCGAACTGAGTAATCTATCTTATCAAACGACTCTTCATCTGTAAGCTCCTCCGCCTCATCCAACACGAATGTGGTGACACCCTGAATGGACTTTAGCTTTGCAGTTTGGTCTCCACTGGCTGTCTTGATACCACTAAAGAATATACTACTCCCTGTAAGGTTGTTTATGATTTCAGTCTTTGTGACAGTAAAGTTACCGCCAATACCCATAAGGTCTAACTTCTCCAGAAACTCTGGTATAATAGACATACTTGCTGAAGTCATAGTATATCGAGTAAAAAGTATCTTATGTCCTTTTTCGTAAGTGAGCAATACCAAAAAGGTATTTATCGCAAAAGACTTTCCACTACCTCTACCGCCAGTACATATATGGTATCTGGATGGAGATTCGAATACCGAGTGATATTTAGGATTGAGCTGAACATTTTTCATCGTTTGGTGTGAGGGTCTAAATTGCAAAATTCACATTGCTCACTACACCTGTCTCTACCAACCTCATACTCAACGCAATCGAAATCGCTTTCTTTCCTTCCATTAAAGAACGGAGAGTAACTATGCTTTATCTTCTTTGCCATCGTCTTGTGTTTCAGATTCAATATCAATAGTCTTCTCTGGATTAAGGAATGAGATTACAGGAATGTTCACTTCCTGTTTTACATTCAAATCCTTTTGTTCTTTTGGCTTACCATACTTGTACTCCCAAAGAAGTCTCAAGTGTGGGAATGAATCCTTACTCATATTAGCTAGAGATTCCCAAGCCTTCTTCTCACTGCCAAAGGCACGTTTCATTGAACCAAGAGCGAAGTTCTTTATCTCCTCCTCTTTAGCTTTAGGCTTGCGCCCTTGTCCTCTTGACACTCCCTTAACAGCTCCGTTACCTCTGCGACCATCAGAATACTTCTGGTGCTCTTCTTTTACAATAGTTGGCTTGTTTACCTTTGGTTCTGGTTTAGGTTTAGGCGCAGGACTATTCTTAGCCTCCTCCTCCTTGCGCTTCTTGTCAGCTAACCACTTCTGTGTTTTGGAGCTTATAACTCCCTGTTTCTTAAACTCTTGCTCTTCAGACATACGCCACCTTTAATTAAAGTAACTACTTTTTTTCATCAGTGTTTTCTTCTTTAGGCAACTTGTCAATTATCGCCTGAATCATCATATAGAGATTAGAAGTAGCTTTCTCCAGATTAGCTATCCTTTGAGCCTGAGTCCATTTCTTTTGCTTCATCGTTTATTATTTAAGTCAACGTATGTAGAACGCTTATTGGTTCTGTGGTATTGATAAGTGTTTTTCCATTCAGGAATAGGGATGAACTTCACATCCCTGTCTATCTCCTCTTTTGTTTTACGTCTTCTATTCGCCATATTAAGATATTGATTGATATACTTCTGTTTGTTGATTACGAGGCTTTATCTCTTGTTTAGCAACCTCGACTAACATACGAAGTTTGTCAGTAATCTGCTCTACCTTGTCTTCGGGCAAGTCTCCAATTATATCAGATATCTCTTTACACTCTCTTATAACTCTTCTCTGAGAACTAAGTTGAGATTCAAGAAGTTTGTTCTTTAGGTAAACATCCGAGATGGCTTCATTCTGTAAACTAATCTCTCTTGTGTACTCACTGACAACTGTATGATATCTAATTTTAACCCAATCCTCTGACTTAACAATGTTATTAAACTGGTTAATGCTATACAATATAGTGGCGTGATTCTTTTTAAACATCCTGCCTATCGCAGTGTAACTGTATCTGTGGAACTGTTGTAGGACTTTATACATAATCATTCGTGCATATACAACCTCTCTAGTTCTATTGTTTTTTAATGGGTCTACCTTGCAAACCTCTTGTGTAATATCTCTTAATATATCAAAGTCAATGTTCATCTAATTCATTTTTATATTCAACGTAAGCGTTCGTAATACCTTGACACATTTCGTAGTCTTCCATTTCCTTGAAGTGGTCGAGTAGAAGTCTTAACTCATCTACTCGTAGCACTCCAAGTCTTAGAGACAAAAGGAAATTGTCTTTATGGTCTTCAATTATTGATTTGTAGTCATCTTCTATCACAGCGTTCCTCTAATCGTGTAGTTGTGCAATTCGTTCATACCGTTCTGTATTTCGTTAGTATAAACCTCAACTGCTTGCTCAACCAAACTTTCGCCTAAGTTATAAAATTCTTCTGACATATCAAAGATTCCAATGTCATTAGTTCCCTTGTCAACTGCTATATAAAAGAAGTCAGTGTAATCCACATTGAACAACTGGCAGTAGATATACGCTTGACACATATATTTATAGTCCTTAGCACTCCAATGGAATTTATTTATGTTCTGGCACGTTTTTAAATCTACTATGCGCCCTGAACCTAAAGCATCTGCCTTAGCTCTGAATGGCTTACCAAACAACATCCCTGCTGCTGGAACTTCCTTCTTAGTTCCATCTAACAACTCAGTAGCGTGTTTATTGTTGGCGACTGCTTCAGCTAGGTACATAGCATTATTGTACTCCTTTATTGTATATGTCTCAGAGTTCTGGCTAAGTGCCTCTTTGAACGCCTTAGTGTTTCTACTCTGTACATCTACGAAGTTTAACTCCTGAAACTTCTCAGGCTCTAACACAGCGAGGTGCACGAGTTTACCTTGCAATAGCGCAGGGGTGTCGTCTCTTTGTCTTAATGATTTAATGTAAGCCTTTGGAGAATCCAAAAGTTTCTTTACTGAACTACTACTAAGAGCGTACTTTCCTAAGTAACCATAGTAGAAGTTGTCATCATCCATTTTCTTTAGCAGTTCATCGTATTCCCAGAACTTGCCGTCTGTAGTCATTAATGTATCCTTCATATCTATTCTGTTTCAAATTCAGCGTGTTCTCCACACAAATTACATATACCAGTGCCATCTATCCATTCAGGCGCACCGCAACAATTACTCTCTCCCATAATTCCAAGTGTGAGGGTGAAAGTCATTGAACACACTCCACAACATCTCTCTTGTGGCTTGTTGCTTTTGCTTATATTCATCTGTCTGCATATAGGCTCTCTCTTCTTTAGCCTCATAGTACTGTCGCTCCATATCCTCATAGAACGCTCTCTTAGCCTCGTCACCTGCTTCGAGTTGTTGTCTCTCAATAAACTTGATAAACTCTTCTCCTGATTTTCCCATTACTTTATATATTTAATTGTGTAACTAATAAACTTCTCTATCCAATTAAGGGCTATCCTTAATGGTGTCTCTACTCCGTGATATACAGTAAGGAGTAGGGTCTCTAAGCAAAAGAACACAACGAGTGTTATGATTGCTATAGATGCTCTTACAAGATTAAGGGGGTATCGTATAATTCTCTTTATAGTCATCTGTACTTGATTTGAGTACAAATATATAAAAGAATTATCTAATAAACAAAATTGTTAATTACTTTTTTGGATTAAACTGGTCTTTCCAGATTGTTTGGCATACGGCATAACGCTGGTCTCTATCTGGGTTTTCTTCTCCCATCTTAGCATTACCCATACATCTTTGAATGAAGTCTTTGTTTTTCTCGTATTTCTTTGGTCGTAGTAGTGGCATATTGAAATAACAATATAATTGTCAGTTGTTTCTCATTATCAGTGACGCATCACATTCATTTAGTAGGTAAACATATTTCTTTACTTTAGCGTCACTCCATAATGTTGTCTTTGGACAGGGTATAACTTTTTTGTTTAGTTTAGTGAAGTTGTTTAAGTGAAATATATAACTACCTTTTGGGTCACTAACGTAATATAACTTAACAATGTCGGTATCTAAATTCATAAGAGCTTTATATTTATACTCTTCTAGCATCTTACTATAGTAATATGAATCCCTGAACTTCATCTCTATAATACACTTGTTACCTTTAGGTGTATATCCTTTTGCATCCCAGTG